GTTGGTGACTACCGTACAGGAAATGGCCTACGAATCACCGCCGGTATTCCAGATGAAAACGGTGTAATGAACGTTGGCCTTCAAGTCACTTTCGATATTTCCAAAATGGCTGATAACAAAAAGACAAAAGGTAACTCTGCCTCGATTGAGGTTTATAACCTGTCGCGTAGTCAAGCCGCTCTACTTGAAGGTGAATACCTTGAGTGTACTTTCTCGCTTGGATATAAAGAGCAAGGGCCACGCGTTGTCGTAACTGGAAACGTAACCGATATTTCTACTCGTAAGAGCGGAGAAGATCGTATCACAGTTATCCGAATGGGAGAGGGTTACACAGACCTTAACCATAAGAAGCTGAAACAAATGGTGAGTCCGGGTAAGACTGTTAAAGACGTTATTAACGATATTCAACAGCAAATGCCCGGTGTTGCTCGTGGCTCCATTGTTGGTACAAACCTTAACAATCCAATCGTTCATGGATGGCGCCTAACAGGCACTCCACGTGAAATGTTGAAGAAGGTGTGTGATGCCTACGACTTGGAATACAACGTCTCTGGAGGCGTCCTGAACGTCTCTGACGTTAATGGATTGGCCACTAAGGACGTGTTGAACGCACCAGTCATTAGTCCAACTACTGGACTGATTGATGAACCATTCTACACATCAGAAGATGGACGTAAACATCCAAAAGATAAACGTCGTCGTCGTGGTGTCCAATTTACTTGTCTGCTGAACACAGAGCTGGTTCCCGGTCGTATCGTTAAACTCGAAGACACGGTGATCAACGGCTTCTACCGCATTAACGCCACACGGTTCAACGGAGACTTCCGTGGTAACCCTTGGTATGCAGAGTGCTTGTGTTCGGAGATTGCAGCGGAGGAACTGAAATGATTCCCGGTCTATTGAGCGAATACCTTAAAAGTGAATTTGAAATGTCTATGGGTGAAATGTGGTTCGCATGTCCGGGTGTTGTCACTGGTGTATCTGGTGACTTCTCTGATCTGCGGGTGACAGTTCAACCATCCATTAACGAACTCTATGCCGATGGCGTCTCTGAAGAGCATTTGGATATTCTAAGTGTTCCAGTTGTAATGCCCGGTAGTGCAACATCCCTTGTAAGCTTCCCTGTGAACGCTGGTGACACTGTATTGCTTGTCTTCAGTCAACGTTCCATGGACAACTTTAAAATCGGTAATGGGCAACCTACACAGCCCAACGACGCACGTAAATTCCAAGCCGAGGATGCTATTGCCATTCCCGGCTTGTTTACATTTGCGAAGTCTGCAAACAGAGCATCTATCCGCAAGTACCCACACAATCCACGGACAGACTTGGTGATCGCTCACAATATTGCAAGCGGTACTGAGGTAATGATTCAATTCAAACAGACGGGTGATTTGATTGTGAACACAGAACAATCTGTGACAGTCAACTGTAAGACTGGAGAATTGAATGCAACCGAGTCCTACACCATCAACACCCCAACTATGAACGTCAATGCTGACACCACAAACTGGACAGGCAATATCGTACATAGCGGTAACTACACAATGACAGGACAAGCCACATTCAATGGCGTGTTGTTCGATACCCACTTCCATTCCGGTGTTACTCCCGGTTCTGGTAACTCTGGCATTGTTGCTGGATAAGGAGACAATATGGATTTGCTTCTCAATGGAGACACTGGCGATATGGTGTTTGTGAACGGTGGCTGCCCAGTCACCCAACACACTGCTGATGTTGTTGCACAGCGTCTTCGCATCACTCTATACACATTTCTCGGAGAATGGTTCCTTGACACTACAGTCGGGGTTCCATACTTCCAACAAATCTTCGGTAAGCTGAGAACCAAGGCTTCTGTTGATTTGATCTTCCAACAGATCATCACTGATGACCCAGACGTTATTGAAATCTTGACGTTTGATTCCACGCTTGACCGTGGAGCCCGTGGCTACAGTATGACATTCCAAGTGCGTGTAAGTGATAACACTGCATCGCTTCCAATTACAATCGACCTAGGAGACGTTATTTAATGGCTGGCCTATCGCGTGAAGGTCTGGAGATTAAAACTCTAGACGAAGTATTGAATGATAACCGTATCCGTGCATCCAACCTATTCGCTGACCTCGTGCCAGCAGGAGATATTGTTGATGTCGGCTCTAACGGAACCCTTGGCCGTCTTATCGGTGTTGTGTCTCCATCGGAGGCAAGCATGTGGGAGGCCATTCAACAGGTTTACAACAGCTTCAACCCAGCAACTGCCATCGGTATTTCGCTGGACAACATCATTGCCCTATCTGGTATTTCCCGTCTTGTCGCTCAGCCAACACGAGCACAAGTTTTGTTGGAAGGCACTACAAACATTACCGTGAGTTCTCCACTCGGGAAAGCTTACAGCTCCACAACCCAACGTGTATTCTCGATTCTCAATCCTGTACTTCTGAGTCCTACTGGAGCATCTGGTATCGGTATCGTTCCAATCACTGTAGCTGACAGCACAGATTACACATTCAGCTATTCTGTGGATGGCGTTAACTTTGTTGACACCACGTATAACTCTGGTGTTGGTGCAACATCTGCATCGATTCTTGCAGGATTGAAGACTCAAGTTGATTTAATTTTGGGTGGGGTCTTTACAACTTACTATCAAGATGGTAGACTGTTTATAACTCGTACTGATCCTTTCCAAATTGCCAACTTCACTGTTTCTATCAATCTTCGTATTGAGAAAGTCAGAAAGCTTGGCGTTGCTGTCGATGATGTTGTTGGTGTGTTCCCACAGCAAGCTATGAGCATCGATACTATCTCTGTCCCTATCGCGGGATGGGATAGCGTCATTAACCCTATCAGCGCCACTACAGGCCGTCTGGTAGAGACTGACGAAGAGCTTCGTGAACGTTTCCGTAACTCTAAATTCTTCCAGTCCCAAAACATCCTTGAAGCTCTGATTGACGCACTGCGTAACGTTGATGGTGTGACTGATGTCGTTGTCTATGAGAACGATACAGACGGTCCAGATATTAACGGTGTCCCAGCTCACAGCTTCTTGCCTATCGTCTTGGGTGGTCTGCCTTCCGATATCGGAGAAACAATCTGGCAGAACAAACCAACTGGTATTCCTTCTGTTGGTGATACGACGATCCAAATTACAGATAGCCAAGGCTTCCTGCACAGTATCTCGTACAAACGTCCAACAGAGATTCCGATCTATATCACTGTTAGCATTTCGAATGCTGGCGGTATCGCTGGTGATGCACAAGCTCAGATTCGTCAGAACATTGAAAACTACGGTGAAGCCAATTACTTCATTGGTGACGATGTAATCTACTCGCGCTTCTACACACCAATCAACACTGTACCGGGACACATGGTTAACTCCTTGTTCATTGGTACTTCGCCAAGTCCCACAGGAACGGCGAACATCGTGATTGATTTCGATGCTGTTGCAACATTCAACCCAGCTAACATTATCGTCAACCTCGTATAAAGGGGGCTTAAATGTCCGTCAATCCATTCGAACTTGTACCGTTTGTTGATGAAGCTCGTGGACGTATCACTGAGCAATTCAAAGACAAACCGATCATCGATAAATACATCCGCTTGCTTATTGGTGAGTGGTCTGAAATGCAAGTTGTTCTTCAAGACTTGCAGCAGCTCCGCTCCATCGATACTGCTGTTGGTGCCCAACTCGATATCATCGGAGAGATTGTTGGTCGTCCTCGTGGACTCGTAACTGCTGAACTGTTCTACTACTTCGGCTTTGAATCAGCTCCCCTTGGAGGGAGCTTTGCTTCTACAACAGACCCAACAGTTGGTGCCCCTTGGTACTCTATCGACGCTCCAACGGGAATCTCTCGTGAACCTTCTGACGAAGAATACCGTTTGATTCTTAAAGCCAAGATCATTAAGAACAGAACAATGTCTCGCCCTGAAGATGTAATCAATGCGTACAAGTTCTTGTTCCAAGCCGGTGCAGTAACTATTGATGAATATGAACCTGCAAAAGTTCGTATCGGTATCGGTAAGATTCTCACAAACGTTGAACGCGGTTTGCTGTTTGACTTGGGTGGTGCTGGCACACTACTTCCAAAGACTGTAGGCGTTAATTACGTCTACTCTGAATTCCAAGCTGGACGTGTATTTGCGACAGAAGGTTTCCCCGGAGGCGTGGGAACAGGTGATCTAAATGACCCATCTTCTGGCGGTATTCTGTCCAACATCATCACCTAATTTAAGAGGATCATTTATATGGTTGACTACATCAAGCAGGACATGACGGATATCTGGGCTTCCAGTGGTGACATCACCTCTCCCTCTCCTGAAAAGATTGCAACAGGCTGGGTGGTTGAAGCCGTTCCTCGCCAATGGTGGAACTGGTTTGAGAACCGCCAAGATACAAACATCGCTTATATTCTTCAGAAAGGATTGCCTGAATGGGATATTGTTTCTGAATACCTGACAAACAAATCTTATGTACAACGTAATGGTGTTGTCTACAAGTGCATCCTGACAAACTCTGGACTAGACCCTGCCACATCCCCAGCTAACTGGGTGAAGGCATTCCCTGAGTCTTCTGCGAGCCTTGAAGCGCTTCGAGTGATCACTCCTGCCGCTAACACCTTTGTATACTTCACAAGCCCTACAGCGGCTGCCACAAGCTCTGTTACGGCATACGCTCGTACACTCTTGGACGATGTTGACGCGGCTGCGGCACGTACAACTCTTCAAGCTCAATTGGCAAGCGCAGTTCTGACCACTCTGGCGACACTGACACCAGCGACCAACAAGCTCCCGTATTTCACTGGTACTTCTAGTGCAACTACTACAGACTTGACATCGTTTGCTCGTAGTTTGCTCGACGATAATGATGCTGCTACAGCTCGTACAACCCTAGGCGTTTACAGTTCGGCTGAATCTGATGCAGCTCTGACTGCTGGATTGGCGACTAAACAACCTCTTGCTACAAACCTGACCAACCTTGCAGCACTGACGATCACTGGCAATACGATCCCATTTTACGATGGGTCTTCTGCTCTTGGTCTGACACCAGTTACAACGTATGGACGTGGGTTCCTCAATCTCACTGATGCTTCCGCCTCTCGTGGTTACATTGGAGCCGATAACGCATCCAACCTTACATCTGGGACAATTGCTTTGGCTCGCCTTCCTGTAGACCTTACAGGGATCAATGCTGCTACAGCAACTAAGTTGCAAACAGCTCGCACGATCCAAGGTGTTGCTTTCGATGGAACAGCGAACATCACACTATCTGTAGTTGATAAAGACAGTGCCACTGGTTCTGCTGCACTTCCTGCTGGTACATCTGCTCAACGTACTGCGTCTCCTGCAAACGGTATGCTTCGTTACAACAGCGAAACGAACGAATTTGAAGGATACCAGAATGGTGCATGGGCTGGTATTGGTGGTGGTACTCCACTGTACACTGTACTTTGGTGGCCTAACCGTGCTTCGATCCCAGCCGGATACATTCCTGCTGACGGACAACTGCTGACACGTACAAGTTATCAAGCTGCATTCGCTGGTGTTGATTCTGGAATCCTTCCTGTAGTTTCTGATGCAACTTGGCTGGCAACATCTACAAGCCGTGGTTGCTACACAACAGGTAACGGAACAACAACCTTCCGTATTCCAGACTTGAACGGTAAGACTGCTGGCACAACTGCTGCTCCATTCCTTCGTGGTGATGGTACAAACTCTACAGGTGTTGCTGGTAACTTCCAAGCTTCCGCCAACCTGTCTCACACCCACACATTCCAAAGTAACGCTGGTGCGATTAAGAACACCTACCCAACTGTCTCGCTTGGTTTCACTGGAACTGGTTATGCCGATGCTGGTAGCCCTGCTGTCCTTCTTGCAAGTGGTGACGTTGAATCCCGTCCAGTTAACGTAACTGGTGTGTTCGTAATCAAGTTGATTGGTGGTGCTTCTGAACTATCGCAAGACGATGCTTCTGTAGCAGTTGCTGCACTTGAAGATAAGCTCCAGTTTGTATCTGGTCGTAACCGCATCATTAATGGCGATGCCCGTGTATCCCAGAAGGTTACCGTAACAGCAAGTGCTGGGGTTAATGCTTATGGTGGTGTTGACCGATTCAGGGCTACAAACGCAGCATCTGCCGGTGGGTCTTTCACACAGTCTCGTACAACCATGACAGTGGACGGTATTGCTAAGCTTGCAGTTCGTCATCAAGTTGTGACAGCTATCGCTAACACTACAGGCTCTAACTACTGGGGAGGTATTAACCAGTTGATTGAAGGGCTTAACTGTTACGATTTTGTAGGTAAGCCAATGGTTGCTTCCTTCATCTTCAATACAAACGTGAGTGGTACATATTCTGTGTCGTTGGCAGACTCTGGTGGTGCTAAGAGTTACGTCTCCACATTTGTTGCGGTTGCTAACACCCCTCGTAGAGTTGAACTGACAACCATAGTGCCAACTGATGCTGTTCTTCCAAATACAACAGCCGCTTCACTACAGATTCGAATTGGTGCAACTAACACAGGAACTTTCCAGACATCTTCTATTAATGGCTGGCAAGCTGGTAACTTCATTTCTGCAACTGGAGCTACAAACTGGGCAGGGACCGCTGGTAACTTTATTGAAGTTACAGATTTGCAGATTGAATTGGGAACAAGAGCTACTGAGTTTGAGCGTTTGGATATTACAGACCAGATTAATCAATGTAGACGTTACTATACTGTTGTATCTCAAAGTCAACAGTATTACGCTCAATTGGCTTCGATGCCTTGGATTAACTCTTGTGCTCTTCCTGTGGCAATGCGTGTAACGCCAACAGTGAGCCTTCTGGCAGCAGGCTCTATCACTAACGTGTCTACTGGCAACGTGTCTGTTATTAACAACATTGCCTACACACTAGAAATGGTAAACTCTGCTGTCGGTACTGTAGCTTTGGTAGGAAGATTGTATAGCCTAGATGCTGAACTCTAACAGGAGATAATTTATGTATAAACTAAAAAAGGAAGGTGTCATTCACCTTCCAAGTGAAATGTTCATCCCATTCGCAGAAGGTAACAGACACTATGTTCAATACCTTGAATGGCTTGCAGAAGGTAACACGCCTGAACCTGAAATCGGTGAAGCGGAGTTGAATGCCGCTCTTGAAAAGAGTGCCCGTGATCTGCGTGACACTGAACTAACTCGTGCAGATATTATGCTGAACAGAGTTCAAGACGGAGAGACTGGAATCGGAACACAGAAGGCTTGGCGAGCATATCGTGTAAGCCTTCGCGACTGGCCTTCTACAGAGAGTTTCCCATTGGATGCTCCAGTAGCACCAGACGTGAAGGTGTAACATGGATTACGTCAAGGCAGTAGCACAATTTGCTTTCCTGTTCTTGTCGAACATCGTCCTTGTCCTGCTCGGATTTGTTGTGGTAGCTATTGCCATTCCATTCCGAGTAGACGGGTACTCTGAGAGTGACGGTCGTAAGATCGTCAACTTGCCTAAGTGGGCATGGCTCTGGGGTAATGACTTCGATGGACTTCTAGGAGACAAGCGCGGCTGGTGGGCAGAGAACACTCCTTTCGGTGTAGCTGTTGACAGCTTCCTCGCAATGTACACTTGGGCAGCACTACGCAACCCAGCAAACAACAAACGACTATTGAGCTGGTATCAGACTCCAGTAGTTGGCAGCGAAATCTCCTATAAGGGAGATTTTACAGTTGAAGATAAACCCGGAATGGGTGGTTGGCAATTTGTCAAGACTGTCCACGATGGGCATGCCAGTTATGGCTTTTACTTCGTGCATGAATGGTCTTTGACACGTGCCTTCGTGATTCGTTTCGGGTACAAAGTTAAGCCTATGCACTCTGGTTCTACTAATGAACTTGCAAAAGGCTTTACCACAAAAGTGAATCTATACAAAGCCATCTAATGATGGCTTTTCTTATTGAAGGAGTTCGATATGGCTAACATTCCAAAGCCTACAAACCTGAACACTATCTGGGCTTCTACAGGTACTAAGGTTGATCCGGGTGTTACAAAGACAAACATTGGTTGGGTAGTTCAACTCCCACCATACGAATATCAAAACTGGGCAATGAACCGTCAAGATACGGCCATCGCTCACTTTAACCAACATGGTGTCCCAGAGTGGGATGCTATTACAGAATATCAAGGTGGTCTGAGCTACACTCAAGGTAGTGATGGACTAATCTACAAGTGTCTACAAACTAACTACAACCTCGACCCTACCAACACAAACAACAACCTGTTCTGGGCTCGTGCGTTTGAAGACTACGGAAGTGTCCAGATTGTTCAGGCAGCATTGAACGCTCACCTGACAGACTATGCAACTCTCTCTGGGATTTCCAACGTTGTAGCTGCTCGTGCTAACTTATCTGTGTACAGCAAGGCTGATGGGGATGCCCGTTATGCTTTCAAAGGTGGTGATAATGCTACTCCATTCCTCGTTGGAACTGCAACTAACCCACAACACGCCGTCCCTTTAAGTCAGATCAATAGTCTGCTTGTCCCTGCCACTGAATCCTCTTATGGTACAACTCAGTACGCTACGACAGGTGAAACAGAAGCTGGTACAATCGATGACAAATCGATCACTCCGTTGAAAGCTTCCACAATCCTGTTGAAGAAGTCTGGTAACCTCGCAGGACTCAGTAACATTGCAACAGCACGTGGTAACCTTGGCCTTGGTAGCATTGCAACTGCATCTTTGGCAGACTATCTGGCAACTGCCAACAACTTGTCCGACCTGACTAACCCAGCTCTTGCACGTGGTAATTTGCAGCTCGGCTCTGCTGCTCAGAACTCTACTACAGATTTCGCGTGGAGACAGAACAACCTCTCTGATCTGCATTCTATTTCAACAGCCCGTACCAATCTTGGACTGACAACTCTGGCAACTACAGCACCTACTGCTGTATTGTTTAAAACTGATAACCTTGCAGGACTTACCAACGTAGCTACAGCTCGCACAAACTTGGGACTTGGTTCTGCTGCAACCCAACCTACCACAACATTCCTACAACGTGCCAACAACCTCAATGACCTAACAAACGTACAGGCAGCTCGTAACAGTCTTGGCCTTGGCTCCGCTGCTACGATGAACGCGATTGGTACTACAGGTAGTTTGGACTTCACTGCTTCTGGTGGAAGCACTGGATGGATGATCCATCCAAATGGGATCATCGAACAATGGGGTCTTTTCAACATGGGCGGTGGAGCAAGTGTACAACGAGTTAACTTCCCACGTGGGTTCAACTCGGCCTGCTGGAACATCACGATGACTCGATTCGAAGAGGCTTCCAATGAGAGCGGCATGGCAACAGTTAAGTCGTTTGATGCTGGAGGTTTTACATTCCACCACGGGTACAGCAACACATTCACTCAATACTTCTGGCGAGTTATCGGACAATAATATGCTAACAGATAACGACTACAAAGTAGCTGCTGAAACCCTCGGGGTTGAAGTTGCCTGTGTTAAAGCAGTCACCAAAGTGGAGAGCCGTGGAAGCGGCTTCCTCCCGTCTGGGGCTCCTGTAATCCTCTTTGAGCGCCATTGGATGTACAAACTACTCAAGGCTAAGCTTGGTAAAGAGCCAGCCCTGAGCGACGTTGTAGACCCCAAGGCAGGAGGTTACAAAGGTGGTGCGGCTGAGCACGCAAGGCTTGACAAGGCTGTAGCGATTGATCGTGAATGTGCATTGCAATCCTGTTCATGGGGATTGTTCCAGATCATGGGCTTCCACTGGAAAGCTCTCGGATATCCAAGTGTACAAGCATTCGTCAATGCTGCGTATAAAAGCGAAGGCAGTCAACTGGATATGTTTGTAAGATTCATCAAAATCAATCCGGGTATGCTGGCTGCGTTACGAGCTAAAGAATGGGCCAAGTTTGCCAAGTTGTATAACGGGCCTGAATACATGAAGAACAACTATCACACGAAGTTGGCACTTGCATACGCCAGCTTTACATAAGGAAATACATTATGATCCTAAGTGGAACACTACTACTACCAAATGGACAACCATTTAAAGACTCTTATGTGAAGCTTATTGCAAAGTCCACATCTGAGCAAGTTTTGAAGAGCGTCACGGCGGGCTTCCGTACTGACGAAGACGGAGAATATTCTGTTGACTGTCCACTTGGGAACTACTCTGTAGTGGTTTCTGGTTCTGATGGTATGCAGACGATTGGTTCGATTGTTATTGACGAGAACACAACAGAAACAAACATCAATGCTCTGATCCTACTTGGGGATGCAGCAGCTTCTAATCCGCTTGTACAGCAAGTTAGAGAAGATGCAGCAAGTGCATTGGCTAGTAAGAATGCCGCTGCCGTATCGGCCACAGAAGCCAGTAGCTCTGCAACTGATTCGGCTAGCAGCGCTACACTAAGTCAAACATCTGCAA